CCTTGGGGCCGTGGCACCGTCCGCAAGCAACCTGTTTACACAAGCCCCCCGCGCAAAGATCACGTCGGCGGCTTCGGTTGGCGCAAGCGCGGCGATCAACGGCGGCGGTGCTGCGCACCTTTGGCGCGGCAATGCGGCGGACATGGGCGGCTTTTACCTTCGCATGGTTGGGGGCATTGAAACGTTCCAAGCTAACAGCCGTATGTTCATGGGGCTGTACAACACGATTACGGCGATTGGCAACGTGAACCCTTCGACACTGCTTAACATGGTTGGTATTGGCTTTGATAGCGGTCAAACAACAATGCGGCTACTTACGAACGACGGAACAGGGGCCGCGACGGCGGTTGACCTTGGCGCGGGCTTCCCGACAACAGGCGGGCAAGATATGTACGAATTGATCTTGTCGGCACAAAGCAACGGTTCTGAAATTCGTTACAGGGTTGAACGGTTGAATGGCGGCAACGTCGCCGAAGGTACAATAACAACCGATATGCCCGTTAACACCGTGTTTATGACGCCGCATCTTTGGTACAACAACGGTACGTCGGCGGGCGCTTGTGTAATTGCGTTGCTTGATATGTATTGTGAAAACGCAAGCATGTCCGGTTCGCGCAACAACATTGCAATTTAACGCTTGGGCGGGTTGTCTGCGATCCACTTCAAAGCTTCGGCTTCGTCGTCAAAGGATTGTGCGACAACCTGCCCAACGCTATTTACGACTTCGTAGCCTTCGGCCATACGACTTCGCCGGGCATGATAGCTTTCCAGTGTGGGCATAATTCGGTTGTGCCGTTGAAATGCTTGGCGTTTTGTTTCTTGAAACAAACGACGATACGTTTTGTCTTTCATAATCACGTTCCTTATTCAATTGCACCCCAATTCGGGCCTGTACCATGGTCAACCCGAACAGGAATACGAAGCGGCGTCGAATTCTCTAGTGTGTGTGTTAGATAGTTCCAAGCTTCGCGTGTCATGCTTGTATCATCTTGAACGCTAAAGTCAAGTTCATCATGCACCGTTAAACGCGGTACGCCTAATTGATTAAATACGCCGGATTTATACGCCGCTAACATGGCGCGTTTCATTACGTCCGCCGCCGATCCTTGTAGCTTGTAGTTTACGCCACGGTATTCAAACGCCCGGCGAATAAACTGCCCATATTGGCGAAGGGCGGCGTCATAACGCATAGGTAAGCCGCGTTCGCCGCGCCGGGCTGGTTCCCACATGTTAAAGCGGGTACGGCGTCCAAGGATCGTGCGAACGAAGCCGAATGTTTGGACTTCCTGCCCAACCGCTGCCATTGTCGGTTTGACGTATGGTGCGCCTTGATGATACGCCGTAAAGATGTTTTTTGCTTGTTCGGGCGTGAACCCGGCCTTGAACGATAAGCCTTTTTCGGACTGCCCATACAACAGGCCGAAGTTAATGTTTTTGATTGGCTTACGATCAATAAGAAGCCCTGTAATGTCTTTGACGTTGCGTTGAACTACGTCGTGATAATCTGTTTTAGGATCGGCAACGTATGTTGCCCGCAAATTATCGGCAAACCCTTCAATACCCCAAACGCCTAACCGATCCTGCCAAAAATCAATGATACGCCCAATGTTGTTGTCGTCGCCGTCAACAGCGAAGTGTGCAAGCATACGGTATTCAATTTGTGAATAATCGTATTTTTTCCAGTGTATATGCCCGGCGTCGGGAATGAAAGCTTTACGAACTTTCTTACCCAATTTCGTTCGTACTGGTATGTTCTGTAAGTTAGGATCGGACGACGAAAAGCGCCCTGTTTTTGTTCCGCCTTCGTCGCCGCGCAACGGGTGAAATTGGCAATAAACTTTGCCGTTAATGTTGCTTTCAAGCAGATACGATTTAACAAACGTTCCTTGAATTTTTTCGTGTTCGCGTATTTCGTTGATTAGATCGGCTATAGGGTGTTCAAGCCCTTTCAAGAATTCTTTGCGGAACGACGGCTTGCCGCCCGCTGTACGCGGGTATTCAATGCCCGCCGCGTCAAATACTTTTGCTAAATCATCGCCTGAATTAGTGTTCGCGTGAACCCCTGTTTTGCCGAAAAGATCGGCTTTAAGCCGGGTTATGTCGTGTCCAAGTTCGACAAACAGTTGTTCGGCGGCGGGTACGTCGATTGAAACGCCCGCCCGGCGCATATCAATAAGCAGCGGTATTAAGTCGCATTCCATGCGGTAAAGTTCTGTCAAGCCTTCGGCAAGTAAGCACTGCCATTGACGTTCAAGGACGCGCAACGGTAAGTCGGCGTCGCTTTCGGCGTAAGGCCCGACAAGGCGCGGCGGGGCTTGATAGATATTGGCGCGTTGTCGGCTGTTTGCTTCGCCGCCGTATGCAGCCGCAAGCCAAGCGTAAAGTTCGGCTGTTTCCTTACCTTCGCCTAAGTATTTTCCGCCCAAGTATTCAAGAGCAACTTCGCCTTGTTCGTCAAGTAAAGCTTCGGCAAACTGTACGTCGTGAAGTTCGCCTTGAACTTCAACGCCTTCTTCGCCAAGCCAACCAATGTCGTAAAGAAGGTTTGCGCCGACTTTAGGTATATGCGGCGTCGCCATAACAGTTCGCAGCCAAGCAAGACACTTCGCCGGATCAAGGTTCCAATCGGGTTCAATTTCATGTCTAAGCGGAAAATACCATTTACCGCGATTGCCGCGCCGATCAATCGCCCCAAGCGAAAAGCCGACAATATGTCCTTTGCCCCGCGCCCAACCGGGGCCGTGCTTAAAATCTGTTTCGCGGGTTTCAACGTCAAGACTGATTACAACAGCGTTGGTAAGGTTAGGAAATTCTTGCGGCGGACGCCAACCCGTTTCGGGAATTGGCGGCGGCGCTTTAAGCCTTACAGACTTGCGAAGCGGTAAATCGTCTTCGTCGTCAAAGAACATTAAACCCTAACCCCTGTAATAGCGCCGCGAATGTTGTCGCCGAAGAAATACGCTATACCCGCGACGCCTACGAAGTCAATCGTTTTTACATACGGTTCAATAATCTTCAAATGCTTCGCTTTGTAGCATGGGCCGCTAGGAAGCCCCGTAACTTCGTATGAAGCGCCTATGCCGTCTGTTGCGTGTGACCTAAGTATGTTAGCGCCGAAGAATACGTTGCCACTTTCGGAAAATGACGCAACAGCGTCAACAGCTTTGTAAAATGCTTCCGGCATAGGCCACGGGTTGCAGCGCACGTTAAGCACTCTTGAAATGTCCGGCCATGGTTCGGAATAAAGTTGCGACCGTATCCAAGAACCGTCTTCAAAATAGAATGTTACGCTATTGCTTGAAAAGCCAAGTTGTGCAAGCGGTTTGCCAGCTTTGACGACGGCAACAGCCCCCGCCTTCGGAATAACTATGCCGGGCGGTAAGTCAATTCCATGCCAGTATTCAAGCATAACTTGCCTATCCGTTGCAATCATTGAACCAGACTGCAACAGAATACTTGACGTTAAAACATGTTGCGCATTATCCGACGCTAGTACGCCGACAATTTCAAACCCTGTTTTAATTCGATTGTCGATTGCAGCGCATGGCGGGTCGGGGGCGACGGTTGCCAGCATGTTAACCGCGACGCATGGCACAAACGCCTTAAACTTGTCTGATTTGATTGAAAGCTTATCGTTGTCAAGTTGCGTAATCGAAAGGCTTTCCCCACACTTTGCCAAGGCGTCAATAAGGCGCACGGTATGCGGGCAAGCTTGAAGATCGTCTTCTATTCGGTGCCCGGCTGCAATGGTTCCGTCGAACGCTACGGCTTGATTGTGGGCAAGCATAACGTGCGTTTGGTACGCTTGACCTGTTTCGCGTTGTGCCAAGGCGACAAACTTCAACGCCTTAACTAATTCAGACGACGCCGACGCTTTGTCGGCGACTTTTGCCCGTTTGCCTCTTGGTTGCGCCATAGCTTTGTTCCTTGGTTAGAATGGTATTTCATCTTCATGCGACGGGCAACCTGTTACGATCACACGGGCGGGCGGGCGCTGGTTATATCCTTTGAACTTACACAGTTCGCTTTTTTCGTCAAAGTTTTGACAATTTAAGCATGTTCGCGTCGCCCGGTCAAGTTCATTACGAACCGCCTTCGTTAGTGCAACGACAAGTTCGGCGATTGCCCCTTGTCTGTCTGTATGTTCTTTAGTATTCATAGCTTAGTACCTCTGGATATTTCTTATTAACCCATACGCGAATTCGACGCGGTACGCGAAGCATTGAAACGTATTGCAAAGCTTCGTCGGTGCTTTCGGGCGGTTCGCTGGCATGGCGTTGACGCCACCAATCGCGGGCCTTTTTACCCGCGAACCCCGGATGCTCTAGGCATATCCATTCGTCGTATTTGTGCATTCCGGCGAAGTACGAAACCTTAATCATTGGGGGCGCACCGTCTTTTGTATGTCGGTTATATATGACGCGCTGTACGTCAAAGTATTCAACAATCGGCAAATCACTACGCAATAATGCGTCGGTTGCTGCGCTGGCAATGATCTTTGTTTGAAACGTAAATTCTTCGCCGCAATTTATGCAAATACGGGCCGAAGCGTGATTATAGCAGCCGCAAGCTTCGCAGATACGAACAGGCGCTTCGCCTGTACCCTTGCCCTTACGCTTCGGTATTACAGGATCGTTGATAGGCCCCAAGCGCCGGGTGTTACCCGCGAAGTCAAGCACAAGGCAGTTGCGCTTGCCTGTTGACGGCGACGGGCGCGTACCACGGCCTAGCATTTGAACCCATAAGCCCGGCGACATAGTAGGGCGAAGCATTCCGATTAGATCAACGGGCGGATGGTCAAACCCCGTCGTTAAGACATTGTTGTTCGACAGTGCGCGAAGTTCGCCGCGCTTAAATGCTGCAATACGGGCGTCGCGTTCTTTATCGCCAAGCTTTGAATGTACAGCGGCGCAAGGTATGCCAAAACTAGACAAAGCTTCGGCAATGTGTTCGGCGTGTTCAACCCCGGAAGCAAACAGTAGCCATGCTTGACGATCCTGCCCAAATTCAACCAATTCGCGCAAAGCAGCATACGTTACTTCTTCTTTGTCAACCGCCGCCTGTAACTGCCCTTGGGCAAATTCGCCTTGGTTCATACCAACGCTTGAAACGTCAAGTTCAACCCTAGTTCGCTTAGGAATTAACGGCGACAAATAGCCTTCGGCTATCAACCGATTGAATGCGTCAACGCCTGTTAGATCGTAACATATGTCGGTAAACAATCCGCCGTCTGTAATCATACCTTGCCCAAGCCGAAAAGCCGTTGCAGTGAAGCCGACAACTTTTAGGTATGGATTGATCTTCTTAAGCCCGGCAATAACGTCGCCGTACATTGTGTCGGCTTTCGGCGATATTAAATGGCATTCGTCAACTAGCATTAAGTCGCGGTGCCCGAAAGCTTCAATGCAGTTTGCGACGGAAGCGACGCCGCCAAATGTAATCGGCATTACAGTATCACGACGCCCAAGGCCCGCCGAATAAATGCCTATAGGCGCATTAGGCCACATTTCGGCAAGTTTCTTCGCGTTCTGTTCGACAAGTTCTTTAACGTGCGTTAGCACAAGAAACCGCTGCTTCGGCCATTGGCGTAAAACACGCTGCATAAAGCCGCCGATCACAAGCGACTTGCCTGTACCTGTAGGCAAAGCAACAACCGGGTTGCCAGTGCTTCCCATAAAATACGAAAAGATACTGTCAATCGCTTCGCTTTGATACCAACGATCTTCAATCATTTTACGGGCCTATGTTCGCCGCAACCTTGCGGTATGAAGTCCGAAGGTATAACACCTTTGTCCAAATGGCAATACCAATCGCCGTTTGCAATTGGTTCGGCGTTTTGGCAACTACGACAATTAACTTCCGGCGCGTCGCCCCTATGACAAATGCCCACAAATACGCAATACTTGCATGTAATGAACGCTTCGTTTTCGGCAACCTTCGGCGGGGCGGTTTGGGCGGTTATGACTGCTTCGGCCTTGCGTACAAGGTGTTCGCCAAGTTCCCAATTTAGTTCGACAATTTCAATGTAAATGTCGTCGTCATTTTTGTTAATGCACATGTACAGTGCGTAGCGAAACCCGTAAAACTTGCCATACGTTGACATTTGGGCGAAGTGTTGGGGCTTTGCTACGGCAACGCCTTTTTCTTTAAGCTTGGCAAACCCCGCGCCTGTACCGCTTGTTTTGAATTCGCATAGCATAGGATCGGTTATACGATAGCGGGCGGGCGGTTGATTAACGCCGTCCAATGATCCGCCGAAATGCCCTTGACAAGCTTTAACGCGAAATTGATTGCCTTCGCCGTCAATATCCCAAACAGTGAAGCCGACGCCCCGCAACCATTCAAGAAAGCGGGCTTCTTCGCGGTGCCCCCGGTTGAACAGGCGAAGCATACGCCCGGTAAATTTTTCGTGCTTAAGCCAACGAAACACGTTGTAAAGATAGCGTTCGCATTCGTGCCCGACAAGCGACGCGCCTAAGTGCTTTCGGTGCCCGCCGTCATAAGTTGCAACGCAAAATGCGTCAATGTCTGCCAAAATCTGCGCAGCAATATGTTTGCGAACGCCCGGTACGCTTAGATCAACGCTGTTTCTTTCTGGCAATGATCCG